TTATCTTCTCTGATATTCCAGATTTTATGCACAAGGATTTGATAGACCCTTACAGTGGTGGTGCCTGGCTCTGGCTTTGTCAAATTACTGTGCCTACGCAAACAATACAACGCATAGCTCGTAATACTGAAGATGTTAATTATAGTGGTAATATATTTGATAAATTTAATTTTGACGTAAGTGAGCAAATTTTCAGTAGTGATGGCAGTATTCCCCAAGTCACCTTGCGAGTATTTCAAGACGTAAATCGTAGGATGGAAAATATAATAAATGCAACAGAGGGGGCACTTGGTGCAGATATAAAACTCATAAGAGTTAATGAGAAGTTTTTATCTACTTCGGTCACTGCACTTGAAATTGATTATGAAAATCTTGCTTCTGAATCTGATTCTGAATGGGTGACTTTTACTTTAGGACTTCCGAATCCGTTAACACAGCGTTATCCATTAGAAAATTATAGTAGCAGTATATGCCCTGAAGCAACACCAACACGTTTCAAAGGACCAGCATGTCAATATGCTGGTGCAGATACAAGTTGTACAGGTACTTATGAAGATTGTTATAAAAAAGGCAATGCAGAGTTTTGGGGAGGTGAGCTTGGACTTGATGCAAGTGTGGTGCGAGTATGATAGAGGATATGCTTAATAAACCTTATATAGTTACAAAGGAGCAAGGTAAGCGATATGTTTGCTGGACTTTTTGCAAGGAAGTTTATTCTCAATTGGGGATGTCATTGGAAAACTTTTTTCACGATAGGCAGCTTCATAGAATTCCTGAACCTTCAATAAATTGCATTGTTTTATTTCGTATAGGAAATAGATGGCATAGTGGTGTAGTTTGGCCGGATGGATTACATTTTATTCATGCGAGTACAAAGAATATATTTGACCCGAACGAAACTGATTATATCGTGTGTAAAGATAGATTGACAGGTTGGCCTTATAAATTTTTAATTGAAGGGTATTATGTCCCTTAAGCAGACTATATTAGTTGCAACTTTTCATCATCCGATAGACCGTAATAGTATAACAATTATGGAAATCCCATATTGTTATCAAACAATTGATGAATTGAAAAATCAATTTACACATGGAGAAGATATAGTTGTTGTTGTCAATGACAAACGCCAAGATAGTGGTTTAGTAAAAGTTGGTTCTAAAGTTGCTCTCGTGCCTGTTATAGCAGACCCCGCTTCCTTTGCATTTTTGGGTCTTACAGGTTGGTGGGCAGCAGCTGCATATGTTGCGGTCAATCTGGCCTTTATGATGGGCATATCATATCTTGGTGGTGTGCTTTTCGGACAAGATGTTCAGCAACCTAAAGGAGTATCACGTGATGAGAGTCAAAGCTTCGGATGGAATCCTCGCACAACACAACAAGAAGGCATTCCACATCCGATGTGTTTTGGAACAAATATGCATCATGGTAATGTTGTTGCTCGCTGGACTGATGTTGATGTGAGTGGTGACGAATTGCTCTATATGATTATCGACCATGGGAGAGGGCCAATTGAGGGTAAAGGTGCAAACATTGTTTATCTTAATGGTCAGCCAGGGGGAAATTATCCTGGTGTCACTATACAAGAGCGATTAGGTACTTTGAATCAAACTTGTATGACCGGATTTGAAAAGAATAAACTTGAATACAGACCGCAAGGTATGATTATAACTAATGCTGATGGAGCAGTGACTTGGACAACTCCTAATAATTTCTTCGATGATATTGAATATACCTTAGAATTTCCGAGAGGTCTTTGGCATTATAGAGATGATGGTGACAGAACAACACATAGTGTCACTGTGAAAGTAGAAATTTCTGAACGGGGAGCAGAAACGTGGACTACACTTTTTAATGAAAGCATTAGTGCAAGTCAGCTTGCTCCAATTTATAAAGCGTATAGTGTGCAAAGGCAGGGATTTACTTGTGCCCATGGCAAGCAATATGATTTGAAATTTACGAAGTCAACTGCCGATGCCGATGCCTCCAGAAATGGTGACGAATTAAAATTGCGTAGTATCCGTGAAGTTGTTGACGTGGCTTTTAGAAGACCAGGTAAAGCTCTATTAGGAATAACAGCTTTAGCAACATCAAGACTTAGTGGTAACATAGATGTTAAATGGGTTTCAAATGGCAAGCTTGTTCCTGTTTATGATGGCTCATCTTGGTCGGTGGAATTTACACGTAATAGAGCTTTTGTCGATCTTGCAATAGCAACACAACCTGTCATCAGTGGTGACGGTGGAGTCAATCCTTGGGTGATTGAAAGATATGAGGGAATGAATCCAAACAGAATCGACTTGGCTTTTATTTATGAGTGGGCGGTATGGTGTGCAGATGATGTGTCCAATGGTAATGGTGGCACAGAGGATAGAATGACTTGTGATATTATTGTAGATTATCAAACTGATGTCTGGAGTTTATTCTATGAGATTGCACAAATCGGCAGAATGTATCCTTATTGGCAGGGTAATGTATTAACCGGCTGGGTTGATAAAGCTGTAACTGATGTGATTGATTTAGTCACTTTTGATAACACAATGGTCAGAACTTGGAAAAATGCTTACGCAGGTTCAGGGGAAATGGCTGGGAATGCAGAGGTTTTTTATCAAGATTCTCTGCATGGTTATGAAAGAAAATGTTTACCAATACCGAATGAAAATGCAGGCACATATACTCGTAAAGTGTCAATAGAGGGAATTGGAGTCAAAGGACATGCTCTTGCAACCAGAGTGGGTAATCATACTTTGAATCGCAATAAGCTGATAACAAATGTTAACTCATCCAGAATGGGTAAAGACGCTTTGCGATATAAGCTTGGTAGTGTTGTTCGCCTTTCAAACAATATACCGAACTGGGGAATATCATATCGAGTCGTTCAAAGTACAGCAAATAATACAGTTGAATTAGACCATTATCCTAATGTCTCAGCGGGTGACATTCTTTATATCCGGAGTTATGATGAAATAAATAAAGCAGTGAGTGTGGATAGTTATACAGTTGAATCTGTTGCTGGTAATGTGGTGACGATCGTAGAGACTTGGGAGATAACTCCTGCCAAAAATAATATTGTTGCAATAGGAGTGAGTGGAAGTATCAAAACAAGGCGTATTATAAAAATGCGTCATACTGTTGATAATTATTTTGATGTTGAGTTTGAGACTTACAATACAGAACTTTTTGATTCTGATAGTTTTGAACCTGTTTATCCCAATCCAGATTATGTCTGGGCACAACCTGCGGCTAATTTGAGTGAGTCATTGACTCGTTGGGAAGCTATCGAGCTAATCAATCAGATGAATCGTCCTGCTCCTAATATTGAGATTCCTTGGATAAGTAATTGTACTTGGACAGGCGATGATATTGATACAGTTGGTTGGGAGGCAACTGATGCTGATGAGCCTATTACTCTTAGATACAGGGGAACGACTTACGAGATAAGTGGTGGTGATTTTAGCACTACTGATGAATTCATTTATTGGTCGCCTGCTGCTACGGATAGATTTTTACATACTAATGTTGCTGCAACAGCTTTGGCAGCAGGAATGTGGCTGGTCTGTACTAATGCGGATGGTGTCGCTCATGCAGGTGTTCCATTTCAGTTAATACATGCAGCCATTATATTAGCAGGAACAATCCGAGCAGAGCAATACGCACAATTACGAAATACTTATGTTTATAATTCTGAAGATAGTTTGGATGCTGCCAAACCATTTACCATTCCATTTAGAATAATTCCGGAAGCAGATGATATTGTTTCAGCAACACTTTCTTTCAGGATTATGCCTTACAGAGCATATTCAACAGCAGCATCATCAGGTGGTGCTGCTACATCTGGAAGTGGTGGTGATGATACTACTGGAGTTGATGGTGCTGATTCGGTAACGTCTGCTGCTGGTGGAGTAGATTGGCCCCAAAGTACCGAAGCTAATACTCAAGATACAGAGAGTGCATTGTTCACTCATTATCACACAATGCCTTCGCACAACCATAATATTTCAGGAAATACCGAGTCTGATGTTGGTGGGGGTGCACATACTCATGACTTAGAATCTTATAATGCACACATTTCAAGTGAAGACCCAGGTAATACCAATATTACTAACTTAGAACACGTGCATGGTATGAATAATCATACACATCTTATCAACCTTGATGACCACACACATAAAGTAGATATATCAAACCACAGTCATACACAACCAACACATACTCATAGTACACCTAACCATGTTCACGGAATTACATATGGGATTTTTGAAGAAGTGAATGCTCCGACTATCCATTATCATATTGATGATGGTGCTGGCTTCGGTGGTGCTTCTGGGAATTATACTGCCGATGCTCAGGACATTGATATATCAGGGGCACTTACAATCAGAGCAGGAACAGGTTGGAAAAATTTGAGATTCGATACTGATTTACGTTGTAGAATTTTTGCTATAATAGAGTTGAAATTAGATATTACTGCATAGGAACTAAAAATGAAACTAAACTTCAAAAAAGAAAATGATTTGGTACTTTCAACAACTGATACAGGTGAATTGATAGAGAACGTGAAAAAATGCACAGTGACATCAAGCCCAGAGCAAGAGACTATTATGACATTGACAGTCTCAATTAAAAAGGAGAAAGAAAATGACAAAAAAGATTAACGGATATGCAAAATGGATTGCAGTAACAATAGTGTTAGCAACGCTTGTATTTAATTCAGGTATTTTGTATAATAATGTTAATCATCTATCAAAGTCGATTGAAGAATTAAAAGAGTCTCATTTGGTATTAAATGAAAAATTTGATAAACTATTATTGAGTTTAGTAGAAAGGAGTGAAAAATGAAGAAACAAATTGTAATGTTTTGTATTGCATCGTTATTGTTAATTGCAATCAGTAGTTGTGCTATGGAGCAAGTGACTCCGGAAAACCCGTTTGGAATTACCGACCCAAATCAAGTCCAACTTATTAGTGATGTTGGTGTATCAACTGGTCAAACTATCCAAGCTGTGGGTGCTGCTTCTGGCAATTCAACAGCAGTGGGTTTAGGGGCAGCTATAGCCATAATTTCTGGTTGGTTGACAACTATAGTTTTAGGAAAGGACAAGAAAAATGGAACAACTAAATGATATTCAACTACCAGTATCAATGCCAATTCTTGTAGCAATAGTGGCAGCGGTAATTCAAATGACTAAGGAGCTTCCAGTAGTCGCTAAATACAAAGCATATCTTCCTATATTGTCAGTAGTGTTGGGAGTTTTGTTGGCCTATTATTTACAGGTCGATTCTTGGCCGATTATTGGTTTTATGATTGGTCTTACTGCCTCTGGAGCTTATGACTTCGTAAAGAGTAAAAACGGAAACTAATTCAATTTTTGAGAAGTGTAGAGAAAGCTCCTTCTCTCTTCAAAAGAGCAGTATTCAGTTAGGCTGGCTGCTCTTTTCTTTTGATCTTAAAAAAAGTCACTACCTTATTTTTAGGCTGAAAATGCTTGTTTTACCAAGAAAACCCTATTTACAGCTCAAAAACCACGATTTTTAGCGTGACATTCGTTGAAACTCATAGTTGATTCTTAGTGGAATAAAAAAACAAACATTTTTTTGTAAAATTTTTTCGCTTGTAAGTATCTGTAAAATAGAGACTTATAAAAATTTTCAAAATAAACTAATTATATACTTTACAATATACGATATATCATATATAATTAGTATAGTTGATAAGTTAATAAATCATTGATTTTGGTTGTTGCGGAGCGGTAGGCTCGGACAGCGGAAAGTTAAGAGTATCGAGAAATCATTATGAAGATTAGCCAAGACCTTGGCTTTTGGGTTTGTCAATGTGGATTGGTCACGCTTGAATCAATAGCCTATACAAATCACTCATCGACATAGTGACTATCGAAAACAAAATTAGGTTGGCTCCGAGTGGCTTTTTATATTGTGATGTGTGTCTTCCAAATTACCTTACTGCCACTCACCCTTTTTTGAAAAGTTAATATGCTGGCGGTGGCGGAAGTGGCACCTTGAGTGTCCGTGACAGACGCTTCGTGCCTGAAATGGTACGTTAAACGGGCAAGAAGCCCGTGATAAGTGTGACTATTAAATATATAGTTGGGACTGTCGTGCAGGTTTGAATCCTGTCCACCAGCATCCTTTGGAATTATAAAATATGAAAACTAATGACATGAAAAAAGCTCTAAGACAGAAACGAAAACTGGTGTGCTTGGTTCAAATCCGAGACGGAGCCTTAAAACAATATTAACCCTTTTTGAAAGGATGGAAAAATGAAGAAAACAAAAATATTTATTGACATTGAAGATATCACAAAGACAGATAATCTTGACCGTCCATTATTACCATATAGAATTGCTAAGAAGCATGGGGTCAAAAAAGGAACAATCTTCGATACGGATTG